TTCAATATAGTATTTTAAATCAACTGCCATTGGCTTCTTCAATTTCTATTGGAGAGGTATCTTCGGATAATGGAACATTTTCTTTACCTATAACTATAAAGGCAGCAGAGTTAAATGGTTCAACTTGGTCAAACTTGAGCACAGTTAAAGCAGTACATTTATTCATTACTGTGGTATAATCTAAGGTATGGCTTCTGAAAATATTGGATCAGTTTATCCCACAAAAATCCCAGGGTATGAAGATGCTGCAGATATACAGGCAGCCCTAAAACTATATCATTATGGAACACTAACAGAAGTTGCAAATGAGTCTCAGATTATTCCTAATTCCGTAGTTGGACACATAAAAGCACTTGACACCAGAGTGGACGCTATAGAGTCAGATGGGCTTGGCTCATCAGTTTTACCATCTATGCCATCTACAGTTGATAATGGTTATATATGGGTTGATTCATCTACAACAGTAACAACAGGTGTTCAATATGCAACAGCATCTTATCAAACAGAACCACCTGCAAATCCAACAACTGGTACTTTATGGGTAGATTCAGATTCATCTCCTCTTAAAATGTATGTATGGTCTGGTTCTGCATGGAGAGAGATTGGTGCATAATGGCTAAAGTAAAAACATCAGATCAAGAGTTGCGTGAGTTTGCAATTGCAAAATTAGTTGCACTTGGACTAACTGAAGCAGAACTAAGAGCATTGGGGTTAACATCAGATGGCAACAATTAATTCAGATGGAAAAGTAGCATATATTTATAATCAATCTAATGATACTTGGTATGCTTTAGGTGGAGCAGTAAACACTAATGCTCAATATAAGTGGACTGCAGATCAAACATTTAGTGCCATTGTAACTTTTGATACTGTTGCAAATGCAAGAGCAGGTATAAATAATTTTCAAAATCCTGCTGCAAGAGAAGCAGTTTTAACATCTCCAACAAATGGAACCGTTTGTTTTATTAGACAAAAAAATGATGGAACAGTAATTAATCAAATTCAATATTACTATAATGGCGAGTGGAGATTTGTTAATGACTCTGTAGATTTTATTGCAAAAACAACAAACTATACAATTGATAAAGAAGATGCTGGGAAAACAATATCTGTTATATCTCCAACAGATGTAGTTATTACAATTCCAACAAATAGCACAATGCCATTTATTGTTGGTCAAAAAATTGAAATACTTAGAAATGGTTCTGGCAATGTTAGTATTGCTGGAGCATCTGGAGCAGTAACTATTAATAGTAAATACTCAAATAAAAAAATTGCAGCCCAATACTCAGGTGCAGTAATTACAAAAATAGATACCAACACTTGGATTCTTATTGGCGATTTGATGGCGTAGGTAAAAGATGCTAAACTTTGGATCCTGGGCATCTTCGAAGGGTATGGTAAAGGTACCAGACCTATCAGGATTAACTAATACACAAGCAATAGAGGCAATAATTAGTTCTGGCTTAAATTATTCTGGTAGTTCTTCTGTTTCAACACCTGATTCTAATTTAAATCATAAAATAGTTTCTCAGTTGCCAAATGCAAATGATTTAGTGTATTACGAATCTAGTGTAAGTTTTATTTATTATAACTATGTATCAACTCCCACTCCAACTCCTACGCCTACCCCAACTCCTACGCCTACCCCAACTCCTACGCCTACCCCAACTCCTACGCCTACCCCAACTCCTACGCCTACCCCAACTCCTACGCCTACCCCAACCCCAACTTTGCCTGTATTGCCAACACCAACAATTGCAGTATATCGTGGATGGCAAGTTTATCCAGGATCTGTTTATGCAACATTTGATATAACTAACTTTGATCAAACATATAAAAAAACTTATTCATAAACACTTGGAACTCAAAATATAGAATTTCCAGAACAATTTATTGCAGAAAATCTTACACCAAATCAGTCATACACTGTTTACATAACTGCTTCTAAGCCTGGGTATACAAGTTCTACAGGTTCAGCAACATTTACTGCAAACCCTGCACAAAATCCTACACCAACTCCTACCCCTACACCAACTCCTACGCCAACTCCTACCCCTACACCGACTCCTACGCCAACTCCTACGCCAACTCCGACACCAACACCGACTCCAGGAGATTGCAACACTGTTGTAAGATATCTTCCTGCTAGTGGTTATGACACATCTCCAAATATTCCTGGATCAGGTGCAGCATGTCCTTCAGGATACAGATATTTTAGAACTGCAATTTATCCAGATGGCTGCGGTAACCGTACAGAGTGGGGAAGTTGTGTTGAGTCAACATGGTATTGCTCACTTAATGCATTTGATGAACAAAATCAATATACTTCTGGAACAGATGTTTCAGCATCTCAATGTAATTCATATGCTGTTGCTTGTTCTACTTCTGGATACCCTGCTTTCCCAGCAATTCCAGTATGTGCTCCTACTCCAACACCTACTCCTACCCCAACACCTACCCCTACCCCAACTCCAACACCAACTCCAACACCTACACCTACGCCAACTCCAGGAACGCTACCTTGTTCTAATGCAAATGGAAACTGTGGATCGTCACCATGTTCTGACTGTGACCCAGGACGAAGCGGTGTAGTATCAGACGATGGTTGTCCTTCAGGTTACAGAAATCTATGTTGGACTGGCGGTAGTTGTCCAAACACAGGTGATTGCGTACCTGTTACACCAGCACCAGCACCAACACCAACTCCAACACCAGATCCAACTCCTACACCAACCCCTACAGGTGGCGGTGGAGGTGGCGGTACTTGCTACGTAGAATGCTGCTATGATCCATATAATGCAGATACAGGTACGTATGGTCCAACAATATGTAATGGATATAATATTCCTTGTGATCAAGTAAATGGTTGGTGCTAATATGGTAAACTTAGTATTATGACAATAAATATTTATAAAGCAGAAAATATACTACTTTCTATACCTGGAGATAATAGTTTGTTTACATTTTTTAAAAATAAAAATGATATTAAGTATACAATTGAGCCAAATTTAAAAACAGAAGGAAGACATGTTTTGAAATATGCTTTTGATAAACAAGAATATTCAGTTAGCATTAGTGAAATTATGGCAGAATCTATATTAAATGAATATAGAACGGAATGGGTAGATGAGTGAAGAACTTTCGGCATGGGAAAAATATAAACAAAACCTAGGCGAAACAAGACCTTGGGATATTGTTAATCCAAGTACTGAATGGGTAGATGAAGAAAAGTCAAAAGAAAGATTTTCTATATGCAAAGGTTGTCCAGAACTAATTAAACTTACCACCCAGTGCAAGAAATGTGGTTGTATCATGAAGATAAAAACAAAACTTGAAAAGGCAACTTGTCCGATTGGAAAATGGTAATGAATATAAAAGAACCAGAAATAATTAAAACAATTTTGCCACCAAATGAACTAAAAAAGTTGCAACAGTATGCCATGAAGATGTGGTCAACGCAGCCAAACTATGATGAATCATTTGGAAGACATCAATGGGCAAATACACCAGAACTAAAAGAATTTCATGAAATGCTTACAGAGTTTGCAAGAGATCATTTTGAGTCAGAAAGTATAAAACCATCATGGTGCCTTATGTCAGTTTACGAAGGTAAAGAAGCAAAATTATGGAAACATAAAGATGACAATGCTTGCACCTATCATATAAATTTTTGTATATTTCAAAAAACTCCCTGGGAGGTCTGGGTAGAGGGAAAACCATACCTATTAGAAGAAAATGATGCACTAATGACATATGGTAATGATCAGGAACATTGGAGAGAAGAGTTTCCAGATCCAGAAAATAATCTTGTTTGTAATGCTTTCTTTTTTTATTGTGAGCCAGACCATTGGTATTTTACAGAGGGTCCAGAATATCTTTATACTCACATAAGAAAAGAAAATGTATAATAGACTTGTTGTAAGCATTGTTAATTATTGTGACCCAGAATTTTATTTTACGGTAAAATCTTTATGGGATTCTGCAAAAAATAAAGATAAATTATTTTTTTCTTTAGTGTCTGAAGACATAAAAACTTTTAATTTTTCATTTATACCAAGTAATCAGATTAGATACCTTAACTATGACTTATCTGAATATCGTGGCGGACTAGGTTGGGCAAGAAATTTAGCCTCAAGTATAGACATAGATTATGACTATTTTATACAGTTTGACTCTCATACTTATGCCTTTCCTAACTGGGATACAAAGGCAATAGCAAAATATGAAAAACTTAAACAAACTAATGATAATTTTATAATTGCATATGCTCCAGCAGATTATGAAATATTAGTTGATGGAGTAATTGATACTAATACTGGAAATACTACTTCTATTTTTGCAAATGATTATTCTACTTTAATTCCAGGTTTTACATTTCCAAGTTATAAAGTTTTAGAAATAGATGAAGAGGTTAAATCTTTTTGGACTACATGCTGCTATCTTTTAGCACCTAAGTCTTGGGTTGATGAAGTTGGTATATCAAAATATGAGTCATTTAATACCGAAGAGTTTTCTTTATCTATAAGAACATTTGCAGCAGGTTGGGATATATTTTCAATTGGGGCAAGGGATGTATTCCATCATCAGTCTCATAGGCAGCCAGATGGAACTATAACAAGACAAATACTAAGACCTTGGGCAGATGAAAGAAGAGAAGATTATTGGAAACATGTTCAAGAGTCCACGGATAGACTATCTATGCTTATGTCTGGAAAATTAGATGTACCAATAGAAGAAGCCCAGCAGTTTTTTCAAAATACTGGGCTTTCTCCTAAATATTTAACTTTTATACCAAATTACTCTTCTCATGTGATCATTGAAAACCGTGGTTTTGGAATGCCACCAAGAAGATACTAATTAGGAAATTGAGTCATCCAGTACTTTGTGCGGGGAGTTAGTCCATGCCAAGAAGACCAATCCTTACCACCGTCTGACATATGAAATGCAATCTGTGCATTAATTACAGGGTTTAGCAAGTCAGAGTTTGTGACAAGTTCAAACTTATCACGACGATCTGGTCCAAGCATACCAATCATATTAATTTGAAACATCCCATAAGAACTGTCTCCAGTTTTGGTATTTCCATTAAACCTGATTGGTTGCCCATTAGATTCTTTTTTGGCTACTGCCCAAGCCTCCCTTAAATCGTTGCCCCTAAAGCCAACGAGATATAAAAGTTCCTTGAGTTCACCATCGGTTAGAGAACCCTTGTTTTCAAACTTTTTTAACTTTTCTTCTGTAGAAACCAAAAAAACCTCTTTCGAGGCCTGGTCTTCAGTAACTACGGTTTCAGTACTTAAATTGTTGCGTTCACTAGCATTGGCACCGTTAAGACCTTGTGCTGCCATTACTATAATCGTGAGTATTCCGATGAGTTTTTGTTTATCTTGTAATATATTCATCTGTTCCTCCTTAGAAACGAAAAACCCTTTTCAGGGTTGTTACTACCAAGTATAACATAATTTTCTAAAATTTGTCAAGTTTTAACGTAATGTTAAGAAAAGTTATATTTTAAAAGTGGTATAATGAATTATTATGGCAACAGGTAATACAAACGACGGAGTATTTAATCTACCGTTTCCAATAGCAGAAGATCCAGTAAATGTTCACAAGGACATCGAGGCACTCGCTGATAGATTAAAGATTGTTTTACCACCACTAGGAATATCTGCATTTCAAATAAGTGTTATTAATAAAAGTGGTCAGTATCTTGCATCAGGTGTTCCTGTTTATATAACTGGTTATTCTACTAAACCAGAAATATCTTATGCAACTCAATCAACAGTTGGTCCAATTTTAGGTTTATTGAAACAGCCACTAGCAAATAATGCTCAAGGAATTGTTGTTGTTGCAGGTGTAATGGAAAATATTAATTTAAGTTCTGGAAATTTTACAAATGGAAATCCAGTGTATATTGCTCCAACAGGTGGCTTAACTGGAACAAGACCTTTAACTGGAAATGCAACAGCCGTTGGTGTTGTTGCAGCCACAGGAACAAATGGGATTTTAATTGTTCAGGCAAAAGGCAACGGTACTTGGCAAGCACTTAAAGACGGACTTTCTTAAGAGTGGTATAATAAATAAATGGCAACTACAAGAGGGTCTCAATCATCATACGATATAGGAAATAAACCACCTACTGTTCTTTGGACTGTAGTTCGTGGAGATACATCTGGTTTTAAAGTATACGCAACAGACGATGCCAAGCAACCACTAAATATTCCTGACTGGGAAATTTCTATGAAAATCAAAAGGCCAAACTCAACTCCTGGAATTATTACAGATGATGCCATATTAATTATGCACTTACATCCAAGAAAAGATGATGATGATCTAGTTGGCGAATTCACAGTTTGGCTAACAGCAGCAGAATCTGTACAACTTCAAACAGGAGACATTTTTGACATCCAGTTATCTGACTCAACAAGAGTTTGGACTGTTTGCCAGGGTAGCATGAAGATCCTTGAAGATGTAACAGATTAATGGCAACAGCAATAATAATAGATGAATTAAATCATAAAACTAAATTAATAAAACAATTTGACTATTCAATAACAACAATAAAAGATCCTAAAAGATTTGTTGAAATAAAAGAAATTCTTCCGTTCCGTGTAAAATTCTCATCAGTTCAGATTCAAGATGTTCGTGGAATGATTCCAGCAATTCCATTGCAGGTTATTGGGTATAGCAACTATATTCTCTAATTAAATAAATAAAAAGGGGTGTTATAATTACCACATGGCTAAAATATCAGTTCCAGGAGTAAAAAGTCTATTTCAAACAGGTGATAGACCAACTCAAGAAAATTATGTAGATTTAATTGATACCCTTGTTGCTCAGTCAACAGATTTGGGTTCAGCAGGTAATAATGAAAATACAATCAATGGTATTGAGAATGTAACCGTAGTTGATAATTTTGATGCCACTGTATGGCGCATGGTCAAGTATATTGTTTCAATATCAAAGACCTCTGCAGGGGACAACAAGTTCTATGCAACTGAATTAACTATTCTTGTTGACGGTACAAATGTATCAGTCAGCGAATATGGCACTATCGACAATGATGGGAATATTGGCACCATTAATGTCTCTCGCACTGGAAATACCGTGGCTTTAACAGTCACTCCAGATAATGCGATCAAGCCAGTCACTGTACGATTTGCTCGTATGGGACTTAAGGCATAACTAAGGAGATATAAAAAATGGCAACAATAAATAAAGATTTTAAAATTAAGAGTGGACTTATCGTTGAAGGTACAACAGCGACAGTTAACGGTTATGACATTCTTACAAAGAAGACAGCAGATCAAGATTACATTGTTAATCTTATTGGTGGTACAGCAACATCTGCTAACACAGCAAACACAGTTGTAAAACGTGATGCTAATGGAGATTTTGCTGCAGGAGCAATTACAACAACAGCAGTTTATGTTGGTGGATCAACTGCAAATGGTATGGATGTAATTAGCGGAAATACAGAAATTGGTTCAGATAACGGAATCGTTCTTACCGCTGGTGATGATATTGCACTTAACTCAGGTTCTGGAGATATTATTCTTAATCCAGACGGAAACTCATTCTTATGGTCAAAGTCTAGTGCAAATCAAATTTCAACTCAAGGCTATGTAGATGGAGAAATTTCTTCTCTTGATACAGCAGCACAGGGCTATGCAACTACAGCAGAAAACAATGCTAAGGGTTATGCAGATTCATTAGCAACTAACTACGATGCAGCAGGATCTGCTTCATCAGCACAGTCTGCAGCACAACTTTATGCAGATGGCGTAGCAGGAGATGCTTACGATAATGCAGTTGCAGATGCAGCCTCTGATGCAACTACAAAGGCTAACAATGCTCTTTCAGATGCAAATGACTACACAGATTCAGCAATCTCAACAGAGGTTTCAGATCGTAACTCAGCAATCTCAACAGCAATCACTAACCTTGATCTTTCTAATACGTATGATGCTAAGGGAGATGCTGCACAAGCACTTGCCGATGCTAATACATATACAGATGGAAAGGTGTCAGATCTTGTAGATTCAGCACCAGACCTTCTTAACACACTTAATGAATTGGCTGCAGCAATTGCAGATAATCCAAACTATGCAACAGATGTTGCCTCTGCTGTTTCTGGTAGAGTAGCAAAGTCTGGCGATACAATGACTGGAGACTTGGTTCTTCCAGGTGCTCCAACATTAAATCTACATGCAGCAACTAAGGGTTATGTTGATACAACAGCAGAAACAGCCCAGGGTAATGCAGAAGATTATGCAGATACAGTAGCAGGAACTGCTTATACAAATGCAGTTGCAGATGCAGCATCAGATGCTACAACTAAGGCAACAAATGCATATAACGATGCAGTAACATATGCAAATGGTCTTGCAGTTAATTACGATGCAGCGGGATCTGCAGTTTCAGAAGCAGCAGCAGCACTTTCAGATGCTAATGACTACACAGATACAGCAATCTCAGGAGAAGTTACAAACCGTAACTCAGCAATTACATCAGCAATTGATGCACTCACAACATCTGATATTGAAGAGGGTTCAAACTCATACTTCACAGATAGTCGTGCTAAGGACTCAGCAGCAGATCTTTTGACTGGTGCTTCACTTACAAATATCACAATTACAGGAACAGGTGCAGGACTTACTATTACCGCAGAAAACGGTGTAGCAGATTCTACAACATCTGATCTTGTAGAAGGTACAAACCTTTACTTCACAGATGCTCGTGCATACGATGCTGTTAATGGAACAAATATTGGCTTTGAGTCAGTTGACATTACATGGGTTCGTAAAGAAGAAGCAACTTGGACATCAGTTAATACTGCTTCAACAGCAACAGTTCACTCATTTGCAACAAACAAGGGTAGCGTAAAATACCTTGTTCGTGTAATTAGTGGTGGAAAGTCTCATGTAACTGAAGTTCTTGCAACAACAGACTCAGACAACAATATTGCAGTTGTTGAATATGGAACAATTTACACTTCAGAAAATCCATTAGCAACAGCAACAGTTGTATGGAATTCAGGAACTTCACAGTACAACCTGAATGTCACTACAGCACAAAATAACTCAGAGGTTCTTGTAGCAGCAACACTGCTTGCTTACAACGACTAAGTAATTAAAGGTTAGGGGGATCCTTTCAAAATCCCCCACAAAAAATGTGGTACAGAGGAGAAGTAGATGGCAACAATAGAAAAAGCTCATTTGGCGGGGCAGTTGAAGTAGGAACACCTACAAATAATACCCATGCAGCAACTAAGGAGTATGTTGATTCAAGATCAATGGCTGTAGGCGATACTGCTCCTTCTTCACCAACTAATGGAACACAATGGTTAGATACTCTAACAAATAGAGTTAACTTTTATTATAATGGATCATGGTATACACAAGCAACCCTTGATGATACACATAATATCCCACAGCACATTCACGATACAGCAATTGATGGAACAGGACTTATTGTAAGTATGTTTGTTGAGTCTGGTTTTCCAGATAGCCCAATGACTTCAAGTACAGATTCTGGAAATGCATCAGACACAATTTTCACATCTACAATAGATGGTGGATTAGCAGTAGATAATTTCAATTAATAAATTGATGTTATAATAAGATACATATGGGCAACCCCCATGAGGAGGAAGTAAATGGCAGTAAGACAACAACAGCGTAGAGGTACTGCAGCACAATGGACTGCAGCAAACCCAATTCTTTCAGCAGCCGAAATTGGTGTTGAAATTGATACAAATAAATTTAAGATTGGTGATGGAACTAATCGCTGGGCAGATCTTACCTACTTTACTGCAGACGCAGCAGCAGCACTATCTGACCTAATTGATGGAGCACCAGATCTACTTAATACTCTTAATGAGTTAGCAGCAGCAATCGGTGACGATGCAAACTTTGTCACAACAATGACAACAAATCTTGCAGCCAAGGCTCCACTAGCATCACCAACATTTACAGGCACCGTTTCAGGTATTACAAAGTCAATGGTAGGACTTGGAAATGTAGATAATACAGCAGATTCTGCAAAGCAAGTTTCAACAGCACAAGCAACAGCAATTGCAACTGCTAAATCAGAAGCAATTTCTACAGCATCTTCAGATGCTACAACAAAGGCTAATAATGCCAAGTCTGGTGCAGAATCAACAGCAGCCTCTGCTCTTGCTTCACATGAATCAGATACAACAAATATTCACGGCATTGCAGATACATCTGCTCTTGCTACAAAAACATATGCGGATAATGCAGCATCTACTGCAGTCGCAGCAGTTGTAAATGCAGCCCCAGCAGCCCTTGATACACTCAAGGAATTGGCTGATGCACTAACGGCAGATGAAGGAACAGCAGCAACACTTGCTACTCTTGTTGGAACAAAGGCTCCATCTGCAAGTCCAACATTCACAGGAACTGTTTCTGGTGTTACAAAGGCTCACGTAGGTCTTGGTAACGTAGATAATACTACTGATGCAGCAAAGCCAGTTTCAACAGCAACTCAGACCGCTCTTGACGCTAAACTTGCTTCAGCAGCAGCAGCATCAACATACGAAACAATTTCAAATGTAGCACTTAAGGCACCACTTGCTTCACCAACATTTACAGGAACTGTAAACGGAATTACAAAGTCAATGGTAGGCCTAGGC